ACAATAAAAAAGAAAAAGTTGAACCAATGACTCTTAAAGCATTTGTTAAAGAACAAGTCGAAGGTGGTAAGCAATTACCATTTGATTTGTTCGGTGTGTACATCGCAAATAAAACGAAAATAACAAATAAATAATAGGTAATAATATGAAACTAAAAGACGGACAATCGAACGAAGTAGCGATTAAAAAAGAAGCAGGAGCAGTTGCCAATATTAATATTGAGCAATTTGCTGATGCAGGATTTGAGAATGTAGACTCAAAGAGTTTGGCATTACCATTTCTTAAAGTTCTTGGTCAGCTTTCACCACAAGTAACACAAGGTGATAGTCAATTTATGGCAGAGGCTAGAGCAGGAATGATCTACAACACAGTGACAGATGAACTTTATGATGGTTCAAAAGGAATTACAGTAATTCCTTGCTATTATAAATTAGAATACATTGAATGGAGAGACAGAGAAAAAGGTGCTGTTGCTCCTGTAAATGTTTATTCTGCAAGTTCAGATATCATGGCAAAAACCACTAGAGGTGACGATGGTAAAGATCGACTCGAGAATGGTAATTACATAGAAGAGACAGCCTCTCACTATGTAATGATTGTTGAAGAAGAAAAATCTTCAACTGCCTTAATAACTATGAAGTCTACTCAAAGGAAGAAATCCAAAAAGTGGAATTCAATGATGATGTCCTTAAGGCAAAAGAGAAAAGATGGAAAAGGTTTTTTTAAACCTGCACCATTTACTCAACAATACTCACTCAAAACTGTATTAGAAAAGAACAATTTAGGTTCTTGGTTCGGTTGGGAGATTGAGCATATAGGACAAGTGGAGAGCGAAGAAACAATTAAAGCAGCCTTTGAGTTTTACGAAACTTGCAAAAAAGGTGCAGTTCGAGTTAACCACGGAAAAGAAGATCAAGTAGAAAAAACTCCATTCTAGTATGGAACTACTTGACAACACCCTGGAGGAGTTTGTAGAACTCTTCCAGGGCTCATCTACATATTTTGGTGTATCCAAACCCACGGGTAAGAAAAACTCTAAAGGTAAGGCA